TGAGTTCTTCAACGATTTTCATTAATTCTAAAGGCGGAATATGTTGTAAAACAGTCCAACAAAAAATTCCGGTAAATTTTATTTCAAATGGAATTTTTTCATTATAAGTTAAAAAATTTGCTGAATTTAATCCCAAATCACTTTTTAATCTATGTAATTGGGTAATAGCTTCTGCTGAAAGATCAGTTCCATAGATATCACAAAATAAATTTAAAACTCGACTCCATCTTCCCCAGCCACAACCAAAGTCTAATACTTTTTTATTAACTAAATATTTCTCGAGAATTGGAGTAAACTTCTCCTCAAGAAAATCAAAATTGTTAAAAAAATCTGACTCAGAGAACTTCGCATTTCCTACAGCTTGAAGGCCTTTTTGCTGATGTCTATCTTCCCAGTAATGTTTAAAATTGATCATTATCTTCACTCGGTGAATATGTCTAGGAAATTTTTGGAGTTTCTATTCCTAAAATTGCATACAATAAAGCAGCCAGTACATTATCCCAAGGATTATTTGTTTCCTGAGCTCTCTCCCAGAGTTCTTTAGCAAAATTTTTAAGTGCTGTACATATAGATGGAGATATTGATGCTAAAAATTGAGTAATCAATGGAGATAATATTTGTAAGATAATGTCATTCATTTTCGTCACCTCCTTCTTTAAACTCATTCAATCTAGCAAACTTTTTTAAATACTTTTTCATTGAGTCATCGATGTTTAGTGCTTGAACTCCAGCAAGTTTACTGACATAATTCGAAATATCATTAATATTATGCTTAGCTACTCTAGTATGAGTAATCCAAGGTAGTTCATTATTTACTCCGTTAAGCTGGAAAAGTGAGGGAACTGCGTATCTATTATAAACATTACAAATAGAATCTGCCCATCCTTCTAAAGATAAAAAGAACATATCTGTTAAATCTTGAGAAAGTGCATAACTCCCTGTTCTTTCCATTCCTAGTAAAATGAACTCAGCTAACATAGATGCAGCAATTGCTTTGCTCCATCTATTAATCACTGCCGTAGTATCAAATTGCCTCTTACCTCCACTTGAGAGAAGTTGAAGAGTCCATCCAGCCGGAAGATAGACTCCATCCTGTTCATCTCTTCTAAGATTTGCTACAATAGCCTTTGCATTTTGTACTTGATTTTGTACTTCAGTACTTTGATCTGTATCATCAAAATCCGGCGGGGGAGAAATTACTGGCACTCCAGCTAAATCTCTTTCACACCCAATTGCCTCAATCTCCTCGATATTTTTCTTAAAATACCAAGCTCTATACGCAGGACGTAAAATCGATCTTCCCTCTGGATTATCTCCATCTAATCTTGTTCTAAATAAAAGAGCCTTAGCTACCTGTCCAATGTACAATGGAATATAAAGTTGTTGAAAATTTGGAGCTGGAATTTGCCATAATCCAAGAATCTCTCCACAATCTGTCATTTCCCAGCTGTCAAAACTATCTTGTTTTCTCAGTGCAATTTTCTTCCATCTTATCTTTCCTAATTTATCTCTCTTATAACAAATCTCAGAAAACCTCCCCCCATATTTTAACATTAAAAAAGAATCAAAAATTGATTCCTCCCAGCTTTGATTCATTTGTGTCGTATTTTCCTGAAGAAATTTTTTATTTTCTTTATTCTTACCTTTAACTCCCCATTGCATTTCTCTAAAAGTTTGCTCAATAGCCTGTAAAGCTGCTCCAACAATGGCATCATTATCTGACATTTCTCGATAAATTTTAATGCCATTTATTCCTTGAAGTTGAGTTAAGAAATCTTCATAAACTTGACCAGAATTCCAATTAACTCCACTTCTACCAATTTCTGAGTATCTTCTATACATTATTTATCTAACTCTGTAAAAAGCAATGAAGGTTGAACTTCTCTTATTTTTTGATACTTTCCTGTGTACTCAATTAATTCTCCAAAAATTGAAGAATAATAAATCTGACAAATCTGCACAAATGGATAAATCTTAACAGGTTCTATACAGCTAATTTCTAAAGTCCAATTTCCGCAGTACCCATTTTCTCCGAATCCAGCTGTAGCATGAATATTAATCCCTAATCTTCCGACTGATGATCTACCTTCAATACACGGAATAAATCCATGTGTTTCTGTGTATTCAATTGTCTTGGCAAGATAAAGTTTATTAGGATAAATCATCATTCCTGTTTTTATAATTTTTTTCTTCTCAAAATAAGAAGATTTCTTCATATCAAGTTTACCTTGGTTTTCCCAGATCTCATCTGCAAGAGTCAAATTATAGCTATTTGGATTTAATTGTTTTGCCTCAAAAGGTTCAATCTTAATTCTGCCAGTTTTAATTTCTTTATAAATCTCATTTCCACTTAGTATCATCCACAAACCCTCATCCACCCAAATCTACTTTTCTTCTTTTCTGGCACTCTCCATCTACTTTCTGATTTAAATGCTGTATTAATCTCCAATGATTTTGAAGTAAATGGAGCACTTTCTACCGAAATAACTTCATCTGCATTATTTGCAAATGCTTGAATCAATGCATCAAACTCATCTGAACTTTGTTTGATGCGATTCATCATCTCTTTCTTGCCTTCAACATAAAACTTTTTCTTATCATCCTCTGGAGCTTTTCTAATTTCAGACATTATTTTTAATATTGAATCAGGCCAAGCAGCACACCAGAGCTTTGGAACTTTTTCTCTAAACTCCCAGCAAGACTCTGAGCGAAGATTTCCATAAATTGCATTGTTAACAGCTCTTGATTGAGCTATAAACACCTGAACATTCTTTCTAGCTTTTATTTTTTTACCTTTAGCCTCAAATCCATTAACCAAAAGATCACAAATCGTAGCTCCAAGTCCATTTCCATCAGGTCTTATCACATCTGCATTCCATTGACTTGCAATTCTATCAACCCATATTGCAGTATCTATAGCATCATTTGTTTTACCCTTCAATCTCTTATGTTTATAAAACTGCAAAACATTATTTCCTTGTCTAACACAAGCAGTAGAATGATTTCCAGTCCTACCAAAATCAAATCCTATCTCAATATTCATCTTAGGAGAAATAACTTCATCTTTTATATTCTGTTGCATTTTTAAAACATAATCAGCTGGAATTAATGTCTCATCATCTGCATCTGCAAACTCTCCAAGTACCTTTATCCTAAAAATAGGATGCTCCCGGCCGTATCTCTCTTCCATAGACTCAATATATGAACTGGAGACTCTTGGAGTATCCTCACATGAAACATGCATCTTACAAAACTTATTTCCAGTTTTGGGCAGATGAAAAACATCAAAAAAGTATCCACTTCTTCGAGTAGGATTTCCTGTCAAAATCGAATAACAATCCTCTCCAGTTAAAGCACCTTCATAAGCTGGAAAAATTGGATCTGGAACTCCTGAAGTCTCATCCATCACAAAAAGTAAAGTATCTCCATGGAATCCTTGCAAACCTTCTGCAACCTGGCCATCTGGACTAACTGTAGCAGTTCTAGCTACAGCATACCATGTTGCTTCAAATCCCTTCATAGCAATTCTACTTTGTGTCCACATCAATCTATTTCTTAAAAACTCAGATCTATTAATCCACCTAGAGCATTCACTCCAAAGTAAATCAAAAAGTTGATGTTGACTTGGAGCCGTACAAGGAATCTTGGCTAATGGATGTGTCATCATAAACCAAACAACTGCACTTGATAGCCATGCAGTTTTTCCAACTCCTGAACCTGATCTTACAGCTACATGATGAAATTCTAACAAATTTTCATAAGCTTTAACTTGCCAAGGATCACAATGAAAATTAAACATATCAGCACAAAACTCAACTGGATGAGTTTTGTAATCTTCTAATATTTTTTGTAACCGATTCTCAGTAGAATCTAAATTTGCTTCTTTTTCATATTTTTGTTTAGGAGTCAACTTAGAGTCTATTATCTCAAAAACAGAACGATTAAAAACTTGTTTTTTATTTTCTTTTTTCTGAGAAGCAAACTTTTCTACTTTTTCTTCCCTAATCTGGTATTCTTTCCCAGCAATCTCTGCTTTCTTTTGCTCAAGCAAAAATCTAGCATTAGCAGCAAAATCTTTTTTCTTTTGCTTTAGTATACTATCCTCAATCTCTTTTTTAATTTCTGTTGCTGTGTTCATCTA